TACTTATCAGCAACCCGCAACACATTCACATCTTTCCTATCCATGTTCCACCCTTCCCCATAACTCATCAGCTGCCTTCACCAATGTTTTGATTATGCCCTCATCACGTTCAATCCACAAATGTTTCGGCTCCCACCAGGCAGGAGCAAACACCCCATCAATGTCCACCCGCAACATCCACGCAAACAAACAAGCATCAGCACCCGTCACATGCAACTGCCATTGCACCTGCCTCCGATACTGGGCAGGCACCGTCACATGCTCCCAGTCACGGCCCGTAGTTTTGATTTCAGCAATCAGCTTATGATCTAGCGAAAGCCCATCAGGAGTAGCAAGGTGATGCTCATTGTCAGCATGACGCAACAACCAATCATTAGGGAGAATGTCAAACTTCTGATGCAGGATCCTCGCAATCACAGGTTCCATCTCTCGACCAAACCGCATATAGTCATTATCCATTTCCACATGGTCACTCAGGTAATCCCTCACCGCCTGCTCAAACCCTTTAGGAGTAGCAGCCTTAGCAACCTGTGTCGCAGTGACACCCTTGCGGCGCTCCAACAACCACCCCTCAGGGAACGAAGCCTTAGACACAATGAACTGGTTAGCTCGCATCAGCAAACCACCTGTTCCACTTCTCATAGGCGAGCGCATAACCCTCAGCCTTAGTAGCCTCATCCACCACAGCCAACGCCTCCGTCAGTTTCCTGTGCGCCAAACGCCACACATGCCCAGAGTCACTGAACGCATCCAACCACTCCTCAATGATGATGTCCCGCAGCGTAACCGCATCAATCTGTTCTGCCATGATTTCCACCTTTCTTCCGTTATCCTTACTGTATGAGCAACCACAGACATCAGCCCTACACGGATCTGATGCGTGCTGTGGATACTGTGGGAGAAACCCCCTGTATGGCTATCCCTGAAGTGTTCTTCCCCGAGGACTTCCCCGACAAGAACGTCAGAGATTGCGCCATCCTGTTAGCCCGATACTTGTGCAACACTTGTCCCATCAAGAACGAGTGCTTCATGTACGCACAAGAAACAGATCAGCGTTACGGGGTTTGGGCTGGAACACTCCCATCGGAGCGTTAGCCATCCTCGTCAAGAATGTCGGCATCAATACGCACACCAATCTGATTCAAGTGCAAACGCAGCATGAGTGCTTGCTTCCTTGTCAAACATAGGGTGCCTGGTTCTGACATTTGCCACACGTCATCACGCAACCGCACACACACTTCGTGACCGTCATACGAAAGTTCAATCATTTTGTTCCTAACTTGTAACCCGCTAGGAGCAGAAGCCCCACCCCCAGCATTACCGAACCGTTCACCCCAATAGTGGGGTTCAACACGTTAGGCACCAACGTGAACGCGGCACCCATAGCCATCACAACCCACCACATCAGATATTCACCACCGTAAGTGTCACACCAGCGAGCAATGCAACACCAATCAGGCTCCACCCAATAGGGCACATTAGTGACTTCTTAGGCGCACGCAGGTCACGCCTACGCACCTGCACCGCAACATGCTCACCAGCAGGCTTAGGCTTGGGAGGGTTCTTGCTGTTCTCCCACAACACCAGGGCACGCTTCAACTTGACTTCATCAGTGAGAATGTCCCACCGTTCTTTCGCTGTCAGCTTGTCCTTGTGTTCCCGATCCCAGGCCACAATCTGAAACAACTCAGTGTCGTGGATTTCCTGCAACTCGATTTCTAGGTTTTTGTAATACCCCATTAGTTTCACCTTTCTTTTGGGATACCCAAGACTGTACACCCCTACACACAAAGTGTGCAACATTTCATTTCACGGCGTGTATAGTAGTAACCATGATGAATCCTGGAAGTTACGACATCAAAACCATGACCATTGCACAACTGTGCGATCTGAGGGAATGGCAACTAGAACGCCTCGACAGAGTAACCGCAGAATTGAAACAACAAGTAAGGGCACAAGCTGAGCAAGGGAAGAACGTCAGCTCCCTCGCCAAAGAAGCAAACGTCACACGGCGCACAATCTACGCCTGGTTAGAACAATAAAAAGAGGCCCGCAGCTGGTGGGAGCTACGAGCCTCACGAGCATCACTGCTCAGATTTTAGTTTATCACTGACAAGAATCGCAGTTCAGTGCTTCCATAGGATCCACAGGGCACACATACCCATCCACTTGTTCAATGAGGTCAAGGTCAGCCATCACTTGTCCCCCTTGTTGTACTGCAATACTGAGGTGAGCAAAGACATGACACCGGCAAGCGCAGCAATCCCCGCGACTTGCTCCCAGTTCACATCCACCACGTTCAACACTTGCGAGCCGGTAATCACAGCGATAGCGGTCTGTGCCACTGTTTTGATTGCACGCTCAACCGAATAATTCAGGTAACTGTTTAGCTTATCCATCAGGGTTCTCCTTCTTAGCTTTGTCCTCCCACACCGCAGCGAACACATACGTTGTGAGGATGAGGGTAACTAATGCTACCCCACCAGTGATGAGGTCTGATGTGGCACTGTCATTGTTCAGAAGTACCGCAACGGATCCACTGATAAGCATGAGTGCCCCAAGAACGAAGGCAGCAAAAATGTAGCGCCTACGAATCTTCCAACTAGGTTTCATTACGCCACCAACCTTGTCAAGAACGGTGCGAGTGCTGCGAGCAACCCAAACCCACCAACCGCCCATCCAACCCTCATCTCTAATTTACGAAGCCGGTTTTCGTGATCGTCAATCTTGTCCTCACTGTCAGGCAATGAGTTAGCAATCTTCTCGAGCAACCGGCCTTGCCGTTGAACCTCTAAATAGATGTCGCGCATGGAAACCTTCACTGCGGCAGTGTCGTTTTCTTCAGCCATCAGATTTTGCCCTCGTTGAGTTTCCGTTGAAGCGCACTAATTGTTAGTTTGCCCCACTTGCCATCCTGCCTAACACCTATTTTACCTTGTACTGCTTTACGGGTTCCCGAACCGAGCACCCCATCAGCGGTGATCCCTGCCCATCGTTGAATCGCACGGTAGGTCATACGCCCAGGAATCCCATCAATGCGCCCTTTATACCCATACTCACGCAACGCGGTCTGCCATTGCCTCCAGGTGGCCTTATCCAACCGCCCAGACACCCTGTTAGAAGCCACAGGAGCGCGCTCAGAAAGATAAAGCTCAGGGTCGAGAGTATCGCCCCATCGCCTAGATTTACGCACCTCAAAATGGAGATGAGCGCCTGTGCTTGCTCCGGTGGATCCAGAAGTGTAAATGAAGTCCCCAGCCTCAACCCTTTGTCCCCTACGCAACCGAGTAGCCTGAGCACCGTGATAATAGAAAGTCCACACAGCACCGTGATCAATGCCGACAACGTGCCCGCCACCAGTACGCGAGAACCCAATATGCCTGACAACACCATCACCGGCAGAAGTCACAGGGAAAGACCCTGCCACGTCTACGCCTTGATGAAACTTGCGCTTCTTACTGATCGGGTGAATACGCCAACCGTAAGGGCTGTTCTTATTGATAGACCTATCGGCAGGCCAGGGGTTAGAGAGTCGCATCGGCGGCTACCCAGTCCCCAGCATCCTCATCCCACACAAAGTCACCATCAGGCATCGGGATAGGTGCCACCCATAGGCAAGTGTCCTCATCGAGAACCCATGATGCGTAGGGCTTAGGCGGAATGAACGCCCCATCAGTTCCCTTGTCAGGGTCGAAGGTGAAGCCGATACCCGCATAGTTGAACCGAAGTGCCTTATTCTGGTCATCAGAAGGCAAACCGTCCGTATAGTGGACACCGCCCCTAGTGTTGTAGGAAGTTTGCTTATACACGTCACCAGTGCGCGCGGTCAGTTCCGCTTCCAGGCCATCATCTTCCTGCCTGCCCACAGTCACGAAAACGACTACATTGTTTTCATCGAGTTTTGCGAAATGGCTCATGAGATAGTCACCGTTTCTGAAGTCGTACTGGTAGCCGTCACAGTGTAAACCCTGTTAGCGCCAACGATTGCGCTTGTTTGTGTGACACCGCCGGAAAATGTTACTATCGCTTGAACGGGGAGAGTGAATATGACAACACCTGAACCGCCAGCACCACCAGCCGAGCCGCCAGAAGCCCCGCCACCCCCGCCCGTGTTTACCGTTCCGTCGTTGGCCGCAGAAGCAGACG